GACACAGTAAGCCCGGCTAACCTAGTTTGGACAGGTGTAAACGCTACACTTGAGTGGGAAAACGCATTTGGAGGTTTGACATAATGGCAACAGTTACCCCTAATTTTAACTGGCCTGTACCGACATCGACCGATTTGGTCAAAGATGGAGCTACGGCTATTGAGGCCCTTGGAGACTCTATCGATGCTTCGCTAGTCGATCTCAAGGGCGGCACTACCGGGCAGGTACTTAGTAAAACCTCCGGTACAGATATGGACTTTACTTGGGTCACGACGGATGATGCCAACGCTATACAAAACTCAATTGTGGACGCTAAGGGCGATCTCATTGCAGCTAGTGCAAACGACACACCAGCCCGCCTAGCAGTAGGCAACAACGGCGAGACTCTCGTAGCAGATAGTTCCACTTCAACAGGCTTGCGCTGGCAAGGTGATTATGCAGCAGGTAAGAACAAAATTATCAACGGTGACTTCAGAGTTAATCAGCGAAGTTTTTCAAGCACAACAACAGATGGAGTTTATGGTTTTGATCGCTGGCTGTTTTCGACAACCTCAGGCGGCACTTATTCTGCACAGACATTTACTCCTGGAACTGCTCCAGTAACAGGATATGAGGGAATTAACTTTGCTCAAGTAGCAACAACTGGACAAACCGGAACAAGCGCTCTTGCAATACTTCTTCAAAGAATCGAAGATGTTAGAACTTTAGCCAATCAAGCCACAACAATTTCATTTTGGGCTAAAGCAAGTTCAGGTACTCCAAAAGTAGCGATTGAGGCGCAGCAAAACTTTGGTTCAGGTGGAAGCGCAAATGTTAATACTTATGCAGGACAAGTAACTTTGACTACTTCGTGGGCGCGTTATTCTGTAACTTTGACTGTGCCATCAATATCAGGCAAAACTCTTGGTTCAAACAGTTACCTAGCATTGCAGTTATGGACTTCGGCGGGCACAGACTGGAACGCACGCACAGGTTCTCTAGGCATTCAGACAGCCACTATTCAATTTTGGGGCGTTCAAATAGAGAACGGCTCAACAGCTACAGCCTTCCAAACTGCAACAGGAACTATTCAAGGAGAATTAGCCGCTTGCCAGAGGTATTATGAAAAGTCTTACATCAATGCAACTGCACCAGGTACTGCAACAGGTGATGGCGCGTCTTACAGTTTTACAAATAATGCTGCCCAAACAACCTCATTTATAGGTTACGAAGCAAGATGGAAAGTGACAAAGCGCGGCGCGCCTACACTGACAATTTACGACACTTCAGGCAATTCTGGTAAATGTACTAGAACACTATTAGGAACTGCCGATTCAAGCAATCAAACAGTCGCAACGGCAGCCGTGACAGAAGTCGCTGCAATTGTGTATTCCTCAGGTACTTACAATGCTGGCGGTATCAATTTCCATTGGGTAGCGAGTTCGGAGTTATAAAATGACAAACACTTATCAAATTAAAACAGACATCTTCGGTCAAGATTATTTAGAAATGACTACACCTGAAGGCGTGGTGTCTTTTGTGCCTATGGTTGCAGGTAACGCAGACTATGAGAATTACCTAAACCCTGAAGCGGAACAATCCACACCGAGCGTTACTAATGGAGACTAGCTATAACGGCTACCCGGCATCTAAAGATCCGGAAGCAATTAAAATAAAATCCTATCCTGTACGGGGTACGGATCGTAAGCTAAGGTGTGCCGAAAGTGTTGGGCCTCTTTTGGCCGCCTTTGCTGCGGAGTTTCACGAGCTGATCGAGCCGATCGATGAAGGTACGTTTGACGACTGGGCATATGCGTACAGGATGGTAAGAGGCAACCCTACAAAATTATCGTGCCACTCATCCGGGACGGCCATCGATCTAAATGCGACAAAGCATCCACTAGGAAAATACGACACTTTCCCAGCTGAAAAAGTACCAATGATCCGGGCGCTTGCTAAAAAGTATGGCCTTAAGTGGGGCGGCGACTTTAAGAGCAGGCCGGACGATATGCACTTCGAGGTAGAAATATCAGCTGCAAAGGCTAAAGCGTTAATCTCGAGTTTAGATTTACAGTAAACAAACCCTAAGGGCAGTAATGGAGCTAGACAATGAAAGAGCAAGCAATCGCAGCGGCTAAATCTTACGGCCGTGCAGCCTTGGCAAGTGCGGCAGCGCTGTATATGTCAGGTATCACCGATCCGAAAGTATTGGCTAACGCGTTTATCGCTGGGCTAATCGGGCCACTACTTAAGGCACTCCAACCGTCCGAAGGTCAGTTTGGGGTAAAAAAGTAATGGAAGGGGCTCAGCTCATAATCGGTATAGCTGTGGGGAGCTGTACCATTTTGGGGTTAGGGGCTGGGCTCGTCCGTCATTTAGTTAAGTACTACCTATCAGAGCTAAGGCCGGACGGTAACGGAGGCCATAACCTACGAGGCCGTATCGATCATATGGAGTCACGAGTCGAGCGTATGGATAATAAGATCGACAAGATATACGAGATTTTGTTAGAGACACGCCTAGCGAAATAATTGCCTTTTGTCAGTAGGTAGCCTCATACTGATACTACAAACGCCGGGAGGGCTACTCGGTTTGGTAGCTGCTCGGCCTTAACAAAGGGCGAACAATGAACAGTATGGACATTTTAATCGGTTTAGCAGCCTGCGGTATGGGCTTTATGTTTATGGTAATCGGATACTCGATCGGCTTTAAGCACGGACACGGCGAGGGCTTTGTGCGCGGTCGTGCAATCGCTAAGGCTCTCAAAGAGAGCGAGCTAATCTAATGGGGTTTCTAGATAACTACGAGGATGTAAACGCTCGTATTAAGCGCTTTAGATCAGAATTCCCAACCGGGCGTTTAATAGCCTACATCGAGGATATTGACGTAATCAAAGGTACGGTTTTGGTTAAAGCTGAGGCCTATCGTGAGTACGAGGATGCACTTCCAAGCGCCGTAGATTATGCGTTTGGTAACGTCGCACACTTAACGAACAATATGAAAAAATGGCTTATAGAGGATACTGTTACGAGTGCTTACGGCCGTGTCATCGGCCTATTAACACCTAGCGAACACGCTCGGCCTACTGTTCAGGATATGCAAAAGGTAGAAAACCTACCAGCTGATCCGGATCCGTGGAGCAATCGAGCAGCTATAGAGGATATTCCTACTATGGCTAGCGCTATCGGTGAGATCGAGCAAAGTTTAGGCGGGGCTCAAGTAGCCGAGCCTCCACGCTGTTCACACGGCACGATGATCTGGAAGCAATCAGCTACCGGATCGCCTAAGAGCTGGGCCGGGTATTTCTGCACAGAGCGAACTAAAGCTACTCAATGTACTCCGCGATGGTATGTGCTACGTAGTACCGGAAAGTATGAGCCTCAAGTATGACAATCAACCCTAAAGATATTTACCGGGCAACCGACGGCCATATTTACTCTTTCGATGGATATGGCGGCTCGGGTAATTGCTCTAAATGCGATAATGATACGTTTATAAACGATTACGTACGTGAGGATGGGCTAGTCGTAGCCTTTTGTAAGCGATGCGAGGATGGCCTCAACCTATGACCGAGGACGATCTGTTTAAGTACATCAAAGCGACCTACGTAGAGGACTTAGAGCGATCTAACGATGCTTTTGAGTACATCGATGCGACAAGCGACGGCTATCGGATGGTCGTAGAGCTTAAGTGCAGACACACGCATTATGACGAGCTACTACTGGAAAAGGATAAGTACGAGTCACTAATGCAACAGGCTAACAGCCTGGGCTATACGCCGTTTTATATTAATGAAACGCCTCAAGGCATATACGCGTTTAACTTACGCAAAATAACGATTAAGTGGACTACCCGGCGCTTACCTGCTAGCACCTTTAATAAGACTACTCCAGTAGATAAAGAGATAGCGCTGTTACATATAGATAAGGCGGTAAAACTGTAATGGGAGAATTAACCTTTATTAAAGACGGATACGCTACGACGATCCACGATGACGGGAACATAACCGTAGTAGCTGCTCAGTACTGCGACCAATGCAAAAAATGGCAGACAGCATTAAACGGTTTTAACGTACGAGATGTATCAGGCGAGGTCGTAATGTGGCTTTGTGCAGACTGTAGGGCCTAATGACTACCTATAAATACGAGTGCCGTAAATGCAAAAAGGTAACAGAACAGATCGAGCGCATCATCACCGATAACCTGCCACCTAACGTTAAAACTTTACAATGCACTAAATGCGGAGTTATGGGCGTATGTTTAATGGAGTCAGCCGATGCCGATGTATGAGTATGAGTGTATTAGCTGCAATATCCGGTATGAGCTTGAGCAACCTATAACATCAAACGCTGCGCCTATGTGCTGCGGTACGCATATGAGGCAGGTATATCACGCTCCCGGCATCAGCTTTAAGGGTAAAGGCTGGGGTGGGTCTAAATGAGGACACAGATTACTCATATATGCGATTGTGGTAAAACCTTTAATATTGATAATGCAAGGCCTTTAGTAGCTGTAACTATTCTGCAAGTATCTATTAAAAATCACTCAGAGAATTGCGAATTAGCTGGGGGCAAAGATGTTAAATAGTTATCCACAGAAGTTATACACAGGGGTTAATAACCTGTGGGACACGCTCAAAGCCACGCTCAAGATTGACAGGTATTTGACTGTATCGCTACGCTCCATACTCGCAGGCGAGCCGCTGAGGCGGATAGCTCGCAGGCGATGTCTGGTGCTTTTGGCCGGGCTATTGCTATTTACCAATATGCCTAATGCCTCAGCTATTAACACGCCAAG